TCTGAATACTTTCCCATATTGATTCTCCATTTATTTACCTATGCCTCCAATAATAGGAATAATTCGAAAATTTTAATAAGCACAGGCACATTTTAAATTTGCATTAGGTGCACCTCATAATTTCACCTGTCTGAATATTCCTCGACAAGTCTTTCTACGTATGCTAAGCTGCCATGCCCAAGTGTAGCGTAATACGCGGCGTGTTTTATGCAAGCAGCAACGGCTTTTTGAAGCGCAGGCTCACCATAATCTTCCCTGATACGCTCCAGAAAATATCTTGTGGAATATTCATTGAGTGTCCTGGAATATTTCTCGCCGTTCATCATGGCTAAAAAATCCGTAATATAGTCTCCGGAAGACCCTGCGTTCATGCCGGTTCTCCTCACAATTTCATCTTTACCTTCAGTACGCCCAACTGAACCCTCAAACACCTTTTTAGATACTTCATATGCTACAGCTGTCATTTCATCAGTAAGCACTGTGTGATTTGAAACGCTCACTGCTTGTAAATTGGCGTTAACGTCAATTTTTTCTAACGCTGTTTTTAACTTGTCTAACTGAGAGATCAGCCATTCGAAATGCTGAGGATATAATTTGGGGTTATGGATATCAGTTTCAATCGAGTGAAGAATTCTCTTCGCCGTACTTTTTTCACGGCTGGTGTACCATTCAAGCGAAGACCCATAAGCCTTTTCTAGTTCATTCTTCAGAGAATCCAATCGAGTAAAATCCTCTGGGCGATAGACATATAGACCGATACGTAATATTTTTTGTCGCACGAGTTGAAAAAATATATGATAATCTCTGCTGCCTATTGTGACATCATACCAGTCATCATAGGATGGTTTGCGGGAGGCAATATCCTCCGCACGCCCAACTGCCTTGCAATGCTCAACAAAGTTATTCCAAAAATCATATCGGAGATAGTGGCGTTCAGAAAGGTTTCGGGCAGAACCCTGTGAGGGTTGCTGCTTTATGGGCAGGGTTTCATCTTCTTTCTGTAACTCTGGCATTTCTGTCCGATTGTCATTCACAAAGTCAATGTGAAGCAAATGCGTTTTTTGCTCATCATTAAGCGTAAGTCTCCACCTTGATTCCATAAATCCAAGCAGTATAAGCCCACGATCCAATATGTTAAGGGCTGTCCAATCTTGTTCCGATGCCACCTCGATTTCTGAGTGTGAACCGTTCACATATCCTCTGCGACCGGAAGATGAAGGGCTCTTTTTGTCAGGAAAACTGTCATTTTGCAATGAAGAATTTATGCTTTGAGCGAGAGGAAGCAGATTACCCAAAGAAGCAGAGAATCGCTTGACCTCATTTTCTGTGTACTGTCGGAACTGGTTACGCCAGTACCATTTTGTTGGTGTCTGAGGAAGTATATGTTCAATCGTAACCTTATCCTTTTCAACCTTTGTAAACAGATTCCAGTCGACTTTTTGTAAATTATTGTGGGTCGATAACTCATACTCGTATTCGTACAAGAAGTACCTAAGATCACGCCACCCGTAGAACCCTTCGCCTGTATCGAAGCGCCTATCGGTGCGTGTAATAAAGTTTGCGATAAGGGATGTCATATCATTGTTTACAGTTGCAATCAAGTCCTCGGCGACCGAAGACAAGCCTATGCTGCCTCGCAGAACATCCCTTGCCTTATTATAATAGTCACTGCTTTTATAACTCGCGTTGAACCCGCCGACACGAAAAGAAAGAAATATGAAGCGCTCTATAGCCTGGAAAAGCGCAATGCGTTCTTGGACAGTTGTTTTAATTGCTGTGGCAAGTGCAGCAGCTACAAGAGGACGAAAATACCCAATGCCCGCACGGTTTAATTTATCAATCCATACCTTTTCTCCGTCAGTGAGATTAGTACTGTCATTTGGGAAATAGCTGTAATACCAGTACTCAGTCAGCTCCTTCAAGCTATTTACATAGTCACTAATCTCCATTGGTGCGAGCTTGCTGACTAGAACAGGTTCAGATTCCGGTATATCATCGGCCGTATCATCATCGTCTGTAGTTTCAAACCCAGGCAATGGGTCGGATGCTTCGGCTTGCGTGGCGACAGTAAACTTTTCAAAGACATTTTTCGCAGAAAACTTGCTCAGCAGGAAACGAATGTAATCGTCTCCTCGTTTCCGTGAGTACTGAAAATATGTAATCCAGTGCGCACGGAGGAAGTCATCATCAGAGAGTGGGGCATCTTGATTTCGCCCAAGTTGATAATAGGCTTCTTTCCATGCGTCATTGATATTTTTTCGAAGTTGTTCTTTATTCTTTGTATCAAACTGGCTATCATCGAATAAGGTCGTGAGGTAAATAAGCCGGTTCTTTAGCAATTCCAGGTTCGTCAGTTTTTTTCCTCGATTGTTCATGGTTTCAAAAGCGACGAAGACATCATAATCATCTTCTATTTCATGGAGGTTGAACATAAGGCGCAATGTTATGGCTTCTCGGGTAAGTGAGTATTCTTCATCAGCTTCGCTTATGCCATCACCTGCAACAGGCGTAGCTCCGTACAATATTCGAGAATCAATGCCACTTGAGGCAAGATAGTCATGAAGCATTTCTATGTTCTTTATATAGCAAGCCCAGACAATGGCTTTTTCACCACGGTCAATAATTTTGCGTAGAATATCCTTGACAGCAATATATTTTGCAGGAACTTCTGCGTCTGCATATCGTAATATTTCGTTAAGCATTGCCGTGTCGTCCTGAACCGTATCGAAGTCCACATCTTCAACAGCGGCAAAATCAGATAACGGCTGACGAAGAAGAGCAGGATTAGTCGATGCCTGCATAAGCCTAACCAGTCTTGCTCTAACCAGTTCGTTTTGGAAACGTTGGTCTCGGCTACTGGCAATGTCAAAAATATACTTTTTCTCAATATAATCATATATGCGCCGTTGGGTTTCACCCATTTCCACCACCATGGGTGGGTTATTGACAGCGGGTGGAATGCCAAGGTCGTTCTTCCTTATCCTTATAAAAAACGGCGATATGGAGTTAAGCAATGAATCAACCCTCGGGTCATTCGGAGTCTTCGACATATCTTTCAACTGCCCGATATGAAAGCGGACAATTTCCTTTGTCGGCCAGATAAACTTAAATAAATTGTACAAGTCTTCATAACCGTTCGGTGCGGGTGTACCAGTGAGTACGACCCTTGCCTTACAATCCTGTGCCAATGCCATTATGCTCTGGGCAATGATACCTCCATTGGTATTCTTGATTTTGTGTGCCTCGTCAAGCACAACCATTACCCTATGCTTTTTGAGGAAGAATAGGAGTTCTTCCGTAAGCGCGTCAGAGGAAACAGCAGAAAATTAGAGCATTACTTAAATTGGGGAGGAATTAACAATATGAACAAAAGAATACAGGAAATTGAACTCCGACTGGGTGCTATTGAGGGTGAAATTGAAAATGACGATGCTGACCTTGATGCACTTGATATCGAGGTCAAAAGCCTCAAGACTGAAAAAGACAAGATTGAAAAGCGGCAACAGATAGCGGCTGGCATTTCGAGTGGCACAGTAGAGAGCCGCACTATTCAAAAGCCTGCTACTGCTACCATGTTTGACTTTGACCGTGAATCTGTAGCAAGCGCACCAGAGTATCGCAGTGCCTACTTCAAAAGATTGCAGGGCAAAACGCTTAATGAAATTGAGCAGAGGGCGTTGACTACAGGCACAGGCTCGGCAGGTGCGGCAGTCCCGACCACCACACTTGACCTCGTCATCCAAAAACTTCGCCAGTTTTCTGTGCTTTTCCCACTCGTAAAGGTTTCTTATGTTCCGAGCAACCTGACTCTTGTAGTTGCAAACGCTTTGAATTCCGCAACTTGGAAACCCGAAGGTGTAGCGGGTACAGTGGCAGACGATACCGTAACTTCTATAAACCTCACCGGCTTTGAACTGATTAAACTCGTGCAGATTTCAGCAGCCGCCGATGCAATGACCATTGATGCTTTTGAGGAATACATAGCAGATCAACTTGGTCGCCAAATGTCCATCGCCATAGAAAACTCCATCTTAAATGGCACAGGAGCAGGACAGGCCACAGGAATTCTCACGGGTGTCACATGGGATGTAACCAACAGTAACACCTATTCTAAAACAAACGGTATCGGATATAACGACTTCGTAGGCGCTCGTGCGCTACTCGGTACTATGTATCGTAACAATGGCGTGTGGGTATTCAACGGTCAAGCCGAGGCAGCAGTTATGCTAATTAAAGATGGCTACGGTCGACCACTGTTCAACGCCGACCCAGCAGGCAGTTTCCCCGGCAAAATTCTCGGCAATCCATACATCGTCAATGATTATGTGCCAGTTGATACCTTTTTGTTTGGCTGCTTTGATTACTATTATATGAATTTTACGAAAGCCCCTCAAATTGATGTTTCAAGAGAAGCAGCATTTACAAGTGGCATGTTGACATATCGCGGTCTTGCGGTGGCAGATGGCAAACCGGCACTTTCCGAAGCATTTATAAAGCTAACTCGCAGCTTAACCTAATAAAAGTAGTACGGAGGATTATGAAAAATGGCACTGCTTGATGATGTGAAAGATGCCTTGCGCGTTAGCGATACAAGCAAAGACACAGAAATTAACGATCTCATATCGGCGGCACAGGCTGACCTCACTCTCGCAGGAGTAGATCAGACAGCGGCTCAAAACACGACCGACCCACTCATCAAGCGAGCCATTGTTTTATATGCCAAAGCAAACTACGGCTGGGATAATCAAGAAGCCCCACGCTTCCAGAGCAGTTATGACCTGCTCAAATCGTCGCTCACGCTTTCAGCCGATTACACCGACTATACCCCTACACCAGATAACATGCCAAACACGTTCATGGGAGATATTGCGGCAGATTGGGGTGACCAATGAGAGTAGACCGTGATAAAAAAGTCGCCATTACCCAAATTCCACCCTCTGACCCAACCAAGCAAAATGAATACGGTGAGCCTGACCCAGCAGCGACTCAGATTGTGGTGCAGAATGTGTGGGCTTCAATTTCCCCTATTTTCGGCAAGGAATATTTCCAAGCCGAGGAAGTGCAGTCAAAAACCACCACTAAAATTGAGTTGGACTATTTCGCAGGCATCACCCGAAGTATGACAGTGGTTTACGGCAGCCGGACATTTGAAATTTTATCTGTTATTGACATCAAGGAAATGCACCGGACACTTCAACTGATGTGTAAGGAGGTGGACCCTTGAGTGAAAAAATAAAGGGCTTCAAAGTTGACATCATCGGTTCTGACGAGGTGGCTCTGTTGTTTAAAAATATCGATTTGATCAGTGAGCAGGTACTTGATGAAGCTGCACTGGCAGGTGCAAACATCGTTAAGGCAGACGCAAAAAGCAGAGTGCCGGTTGATACAGGCAATCTTAAAAACTCCATTGACATCCTAAGAAAAGAGAAGTCAAAGAATCCAAAGAAAAAAGCTGCCTACCAAATAGGACCGCGATACAAGTCAAAGAAAAATCCAGATGGTGTAAATTATGGTTTGCTTGTTGAGTTTGGTCACAAGACAGCATCCGGCACGACCGTCGCACCGAAACCTTATCTTCGTCCGGCAGTAGATAACAATCGCGGCAAGATTATGAGTACAGTCCTACAGAAATTCTACGACGCAATCGGGAGGCTGTGATGGTTGAAAAATATTTAAAAAATCAAGTGTGTACCATTTTACCGGAACTTGCAGGATCGGTTTTTCCAAGTGTCGCGCCACAAAAGACACCGCTGCCTTACGGCGTTTACAATTGTACTGGGAGTTCAATGAGCACTACCTTGACGACCGACACTCTATTTTCCGAGACAATCCAACTGGATATCTACGCAGTCACATATAAAGAAGCCAAGGGATATTTTGATACTTTGCGTATCGCTTTTATGGGTTTTTGCGGTGACATGGCTGGATTCCCCGTCAAGTGGGTAAAGGTAGAAAACGCAGTGGACGGATATGAGCCGGAAGTTTTAGAGCAAAAAACGACTCTCGAATTCAAAATATTTTATTAAGGAGCGCTTAAAACATGCCAAACCTTTCGTATGGAACCTTCCTGCAAATAGCTGGTGTAAACAACGTCGCCAGTTTGACGGATATACAAGGTCTTGACATAAAGGCAAACACCATCGATGTCACAAACCTTGGCAGTGCCGCACTTTACAAGGAATTTATATCCGGTTTTAAAGAGGTTTCTGATCTTGCGCTTACCGGATTTTTTCGCCCAGACGATACAACTGGTCAGATGCAATTATGGAGTTTACTGAACAGCGGAGCGGTAACGGCCTTCTCGATTGTTTTCCCATTCGGCGCAAGTTGGAACTTCAACGGTATAGTGACAGGATTTAAAACCGACGCCAAGACAGAAGATGCTACGCCTTTTGATGGCACTGTCAAGATAACTGGAGCACCAACACTGAATGTAACACCTTCATCCGGTCTTTCAGGTTTGACAAGCACAGCGGGCGCATTAACCCCAATCTTTGCAAGCGGAACTACATCATACACAGTAACCGCGACAACCTCTACTGTTACAGTAACCCCGACAGCAACAGGCACAATTACAGTAGGTGGACAGGGTGTCACATCCGGCTCGGCTTCACAAAGCATCAACATCGCAAGCGGTGCAGTCACACCTATAACCATCACCGAAACAGACAGCGGTAAAGTACCAAAAATTTATACCGTCTATGTTGCACACGCCTAATTGAGATTGGAGAGGCAATATGACGCAGGTAAAACTTGATAAACCCCGCAATTTAAAGCTCGGATTCAAGGCACTAATGACCATTGAAAAAGAGCTTCACCAGCCACTCGGCAAGGTTGATTTTAAAAATATCACCTTTGAGCAAATTGCGATTATCGCCCACGGAGCCTTAATCCATGAGGATTCCAAACTGACGTTTGACAAAGTGGTGGACATTCTCGACAACTGCACGCAGGAACAGATAGAGGACGTAATCAATAAGATTGGCGATGAAATGGGTGGTTCGTTCGGAAAAAACCCGCAGCGGGCAGAGCTTACGAAAGTTGCGAAGTAAGAACCATTGAAGATCAGCTTCGCGATTATTTAACGCTTTCTGCCCGCATCGGTATCATCCCGGAGCAATTTTATGACATGACACCATTTGAACTTTCCTGTTATGAGTAGAGAATTATCCGAAGTTAGGCGCCAGAAAACGCCCAGACCCCGTAAAGAGCGTGAGCGTTTTGTAAGATCAATGCAGCGCATAACTTTGGATAATTCCATAGCACGAA